AGGAAATGCTAAAGATATGGATGGTTCTGATATTGTTTTTGGTTCATCTGCTACTCAATACCAAACAGACGGAAATAACAATGGAACTATTGATGCAATGTTCCTGAACTCAAAACTTATGTCATTGTACTTTGATCGTGATGCTTACTTTGAAATGGGTGAGTTTGAGCGTATCAGTGGATATGCGGCTATGGCTGCGAACATCATGACTCGTACACAGCTTGCTACTGCAAACTTGTCTGGACATGGTATCCTTATCAATGCATTCGCTGAAATAAACTCATAGAGGTGAAACATGGCTACTCAAAACTTATTACAACGACTTGATGTTGCAGCAGATACCACAGGTTCTTCTGCTGACGCTTCAAACCGTAGAATCGAAGAAGTATTTATTGCTGTAGAAGCAATCTCTTCTGGAGACGCTGTTGCATTGGATATGTCACAAACAGCAGATTCCGACAAAGCCTTGAAAGTAGTAAAGGCTGATAGCGGTACTGCTACTGACAAACTTTGCATTGGTGTTGCTCTTGAAGATGCAGCAGCTGCTGGAAACATCCGAGTATGTATTCGTGGATTTTGCGAAGCAAACGTTGCTAGTGCTACTGCTGCTGGAGATCTTCTCCAGATTGGTGCTACTGCTGGACAACTTGATGTTCGTACTGTTGCTGTTGATGAAGGTGGTTCTGCTACTTTTAATCTGTTTCCAATCGTTGCGATTGCAACAGAAGAAGATACAGCAAACGTTGCTACAGTATTTGTTTACTCTCAGTTCTAGGCATTCTCCATGCTACTTGGGCTAGGTTATTCCTTTCGGTCTAGCCTAGCCCTTTTTTATAGGTGACTCATGAATCTACAAGACATTCGACAATACATTGCCAACATCATTGACTACGATCCATCTACAAATCGTGAGTACACACAACAGATTGAGGATGTAATCAATCATCACTATCGCATGTTGTTTGCGGAGAAGGCATTTAGCTTTGCACAAAAAGAAGTAAAGCTTGAAGTACATACCGATGCTACGCGTGTTGCATCTGGAAACTATGTTTCAGTATCCAAGCTAACTGTTGTAGATTCGACAAGTGATTTGCCTGCTTGGATTGAAGGCAACATTGTAGAGATTGAAGGTACAGAATATGAGGTTTTGTACAGAGATCCATCTTTATTGACAAGATTTTATATTGATGCGAGCTTTGGTTCATTTACATCAAAGACCATCAAGTTCAAACAAAGATTTATTCGTCTTCCTCAAGATTGTGTTAGCTTGCTCCAGGTGGGAAGACGTTCATATACTATATCGCCCACAGATGTAGGCCGTTTTATTCCGTTGACTCGATATGAGGATGAATACTACAACCTACCATTGGATGAAGTGAACATACCAAACTACTGGATTATACAAGACAGTATATCAATGCGCACTCCAACAAGGCCACCTACTGTAAGTGCGAATACCACGACAGCAGGACAAGGTGTTCGTAGTGTTCGCGTAGCACAAACGTATGTCAAGTGGGATTCGGATGGCCAGAAGTATGAAATGGAAAGTGGGCTATCATCATTTTCAGAAGAGATTGAGCTGAGCGATACACAGCAGCTCCGCATTAATGTTCCTGTTCTTGCTTCTCGTATTCCATTTGCAAGACGCATATACATATACAATGCCAACAATCCACAAGAGTTTAAAGGTGTATATGAAGTGGACAAAGTTGATGTTGGTGGTGGTGGTAACATTGACATAGACTTTACTCAAGACTCATTTGAGGATGGAACATTTATACTAGACAATGAGCGTTACAGTTATTTCGATGGGTATTCACAACGTCTACGTTTGTATCCTAGACAGAATGAGGACTTTGAACTATCGGTCCGATATATTTATCGACCACCTAGATTGCAAGAAGATACAGATACTCCACAGCTTCCACAGTCACATCATCTTATACTTGCGTATGCATGCTTGATGGATGTATTAAATAAGCATGACAATCCTACACTAGCAGGAATATACAGACGTAAGTATGAACGAGAGCTTGTAAAGATGGAACAGAGATTCTTGACACAGAAGCCAAGAAGATTTGTGAAAGGATTTATGAAGGAATCTGGTGTTGATACTGTACCGATGTTTACTCCTCTTCGGAGAATCCCATGAAAGATACCAACGCAAAAGTAGATAATCTAAAAGGTATAGTAGAAAACTATCCTCAGCCTATTGATGCGTTGCAGGAGTTAATAAACTGGCAAGTAGATCAGTATACTGGTGGGTGGACCAATCGTTTGGGATACGAGAGATACGATAGTACAGCCAATGATTTTGATCCATTCTTGACCAATCGTGTAGACAGTATGTTTTATGTGCAGCGACATCAAGGCGCACAAGACTCGATACTGTTTGAACAAAATGGAACATTGTATCAGCTTAATGATTTTGATGGAACATTAAAGAAGAATGCATTGTCAGAAGATCGTACGCTTCCTCGTTCCTCTGAAGTAGGTACACAGTATTGCCAGTTTGGTAGATACATTTTATATGCCAACGGATATGACAGGCCTAGTAAGTCAAGGCTTTGGCCGATTACAGACTATGCTACATCAAACTATTTGGTAGCATATCCGTTGGGGTTTGATGCAGCTCCTTCTGCTCCTGTAGCGTGGGGTGTTAATCCAAACTCTTTTAATGTGAATGGTGGAGATAAAACATATTTAAGATTTGATGAAGATAATCTGTACAATAAAGGTCTTGGTACAACAGAAGCAGCTCAAATAAGTCAGCATAAATACAAAGTTACATTTGTAAATACAGCAGGTGCTGAATCACCATTCAGTTCTGAAAGCAATGTGGTGCAATGGGAAACACCAGCTACACCATATAGATATGCAGTGGCAATAGAGATACCTACAGGAAACAATGATGTGATTGCAAGGCGCATATATCGTACAAAGAACTTTTCATCGGATGGTAATGCAGATGCAGAGACATATTATTTTGTTGCAGAGATACCGAATAATGCTGACGACTTTTATATTGATGACAATCCAGATTCAGGATTAGGAAGTCAAGCTCCATCACAGCTAGAGTCTATACCATTTCCTGCGTTGGGATGTAGATACCTGGGCAGTTACAAAGATTGTTTGTTTGTAGATGGTGGCCGAGACGATGACTTGACATTGTATTACAGTCATCCAGCAAAGCCAGACCAGTTTGCTGCGTTAAACTTTATTACGTTGTCACATAGACAGGGTGGTGGACTGACAGGATTGTTTTCGTATTTCAATCACTTGCTTGTATTTCGTGAGCACAGTATTGACATTATACGAGGTTCGTATCCAAACTTTGCAGCAACCAATCTGGTACAGTATGTAGGAACCAGAGCAACCAATACAATCGTTGGTGTAGAAGGACAAGGTATATTGTTCTTGAGCTACGATGGTATATACAGCATCAATATAAACTTGGACTATAGTAATCCAACAGTACAGAATGTTACTCCACATCTTCGAGATACGTTTGAGCGAATCAATAAAGATGCAATCGCAAAAGCTACAGCAGTATACAGCAAGAAGCGCAGAGAATATATTGTGCATTTTCCTGTGGATGGTAGCCCAATCAATAACCTTGCATTGGTATATCATACAGACAAAGTAACATGGTCAATGCGTGAAGGGATACCAGCAGGGCCTATGATTGTGAATGCAACAGGCGATGTAATGTTTGGAATGAATGACGGTTCAGTTGATAGTAACGCTGAACATGGCATTATGGTATTGTCTCGTAAACGTGCAGCAGGTTCTACAATAGTTAATGATGTGATGACAGATAATGTACCGTTGACTTCTATAATGCGCAGTGCATGGTTGGATATGGGTGATCCATCTACCAAGAAGAAGATACATAGTGTGTACTTGTTTATTGCTACAGGTGGAGATCAAGACATATCGTTGAACTATTACATGGATTTTAACTACAATAGCCAAGAGCTGACAGAAGCACTCCGGCAACAAAGACCAGACTTTGAAGACCAAGTAGTATATGATAAAGTAGAGTTGGATGATGG